CCCAGCTACCGGCCACTTGTCCCTGCAGTCCTTGGACCGAGAGATTGACTTCAAGTAAGTGTTCATAACCCATGTTCGGTGAACCATATCTGACGGCTTAAACTCGGAAAGGTAATACTCCGGAGTTCTAGTAGCCGCAGTGGCTTTATCAGCATGTTCTTGCTGAGCACGGGGAAGAACCTCTTTCTGGTGACGCAAAATAAGTGGATTTTTGGCTAACGTCGAGTCCACATTACTTAGAACGTCAGTAATGGTTACTCGAAGCTCTTCAACAGCTTCTTGGTCGATAGTTAACCCAACAGTCATAAGATCAAGCATGTCGGGAATTATAGGGTGCACAATGTTTCTGTAAAAAAATTCAGGGCCCGGATCATGCTCCCATGGCATTTTTATTGGTAAATGCTCAATTGGCCTCATAAAACATGCCCTCCACTTCTTTCCAGAGCAACATCAGAGCTGCGCCATCAATAGCTGCGTAATCAAGAAAAGCTTTATTCCGTATGTCGTCTGGCTCATAAGAATCGAACGCAGACCACTTAGGGTCATAGTGCCTGCCCATTAAAGTTTTAAGGTCAGTCTTAGCTTTCCAAATTTGTGTGTGGTTTATTAAACATTTTGCCATCAGAGATGTGTCGACGTAATCGTTAGGAAGAGCACCTACTCTGTGGTACATGATTTTCAAATCAAATAAAGCATTATGGATTGCCAATGTTCCTGGGTAGGATTTTACCCAGTCCCACACCTTCAACTCAGTTTTCGGATCATCTGACAGAATGATAATGCTGTTAGCTTCATCTAAACCAAATATGAAGTGCGTCACATTAACTAATGAAGGAAACGACAGACCAGTGTTAGCGGCAACCTGATAGGCTAGGCGCTTGTGCTCAAGAGGTAAACCCTCGTCTTTAAGCAGTTGCACAGCTTCAGCACGCTCAGCTTTGGTGTAGATTCCTTTAGTTTCAGTATCGAAACTAAGTCTTGGGTAATCCAAAAGACGGTTTAACGCTTTGCTTATAAGAAACGATGATCCGTAAACTTCATAGTTTACTTTTATAATCGCCATTAAACCTCCTAATAGTGCTGCTCTTGCTACAGACCACCATGCCGTATGCAGCAATTAGGGCCCAATCAGCAGCTTCCTAGCGTTGTGGACTGACAACAAGAGCAAATATGGCTGCTTCACTTATGCGGTGCTTTATCAATAGCCCAGGCCTTTAGGACTCACGTAGACAATTACTTTGCTAAGTGAAGCAAATTTGTTATTCCAACAACCCATTAAGATCGTTGTTGAAGAATTTTCCGCCGATATTTTCATTTAAAAACGCAGGGTCAAATATCGCATCGTAGTGAAATAGCAGAGCAGTCTCCAAATATGTAGATGCTTTGCGGGTTGAGCATTGATACAAGATCTCTTTGGATTCAATTTCTAATCCAACCTTGTCGTGGCTTCCCTCGTAATTTACGAAGGGGAGGGTCACGGCAACTCTACGTTTACGCTTTTTTCCTTTAAGCGGCGGTTTGGTATGAATACTCCGCACCGCCTTTTTGCCTAAGTAGTTCTGCCCGTTAGTATACGTTATCCAGTAAACAATATCAGTACACTCGGGCAGCAGGTCATCATGGCTGTGGATCTCATTTTCACGGTACAACCACATAGTCTAAACCTCTTACGGTATGCGTCTAAGCGCAGGCCCCACCAAAGTACGTTCAAGACGCCCTTTGTCCATAGGTTCAACCCAGTAACCATTTATTTCATCAGCCATCTGGCGAATGTAAGAACGGTCAGCACCCAAGTCGATGGCATGTGCTAGTGCACGGTACATCAGACGTGAACGCTCTCCAGGGCCCGCATTAAACGCATACATGAACGTTTCCTGTGGGTCTTCAAGCTTATGCTGCTTTTCCTTTGTAGGAAGTGAAGACGCAGGTTTAGGCTTGTCCCTAATACGAAGAGAAGCTCTCTCCAAAAGACTTTTGGTAGATAGGCTTTCACCGTCCAGCTTGGTTAGGATTTTACGGTTAGCGAAGCTGAGGAATATCTGGCTTTGTGGCAGTACGTCAATGATTAGACCTAGGTCTTCACTTAACTCCTCCAGAAAAGCCTTCCACATGCGCTCATCAATATCCACCATAGAATCCAACTCCATAATAACTCGAAATTTGAACTCGTTGTTAGGATCGCTAGTGCGTACCACATAATGATTATACTCGCTTAAAAGTACATGGACTTCTTCATCTGTGAGCTGTGACTTATCGACGTCTAGCACCACGAACTTAGTGCCACCGATGAGGTTTTCCTTCTTACGAACGCCGTCCTTAAATGCAAATGGAGAGTAAGTAGCGTTTTCGCTAAGTAACAACTCCAGCTCATTAAAGTTTGTTTCGTAGAATGTATAGCCATCAGATGAGTTTCTTGCCATAAACTCTTTAAGCTCTTTGCCTGCAAGAGTCGTATCAAAGATTTTGAATGACACGCCAACAATATCAGTTTTTATGATCTCTTTGTACCTGATACCGTTGTCTTCTATGGTATACGAACCGTCGGGATCGTAAGAATTGGCCAACGTAGCTAATTCCTCCACCTTGCTCTTGCTTGAGCCAGAACCTGTCACATAGGACATCTTCCGCAGCTCATGCAGCGATAGGTAGAAGTCGCCTTCTTGCGCCTTGAACCGGCACATATCGGATAGCTGCTCGTATGGTTCCTTAATCAATTCACGCTCAAAGTTGCTCAAGTCTGGAGACAACATTTCAACAGTGTTAATTGCTGTAGCGTACATCTTCTCAGTTATGAGCTCACTATTAGCAAGAATCGCGTAGGTTCCAGCGAGTTTCAAAGCCAGCCACTGCTTGTGCTTGCGGCTTAGTTTCGCAATAGGAAACTTATTAGGCATGTCTTCGGATTCAATAGAATTGAACTCCAAAAATACGTCAAACAGCTTATCGGCGTTCTTGGTAATTTCGAGAGGTTCCTGGGTTGTTTTCTCAACAAGATGCGCTGTCATATTCTGAAGCGTCTGTTGGGCAGCCAGAACTCTTGAACGTTCCTTTTCCTTCATAGCGTAAAGCTCATCAATAGAGCTTATTCGCAGAGGCGAAGCTACTTCAGGTGTGAATGTGAAAATACTTCTTCGTGCCAACTGCGTGTTAAACACAAGTCGGAACTTAGATTTAATTTCATTGTTAAACAGCAAAGCTTCCTGAGATCCGAAGAACAACGCATTGACCGGTAGATTCTTAACCGCTTGCGTCTGATTCTCATGGGACTTAACGATCTTAGCCGGAATATTTCCCAGGTCATAAGCAACAGCAATGGTCTTGATAATATCTACCATTGCACCATTGGTCTGTAGCTCTGAACCAATTTCCGAACTGGTAAGTGATCCTGCACCAAGAGGATTCTGCGAAATTTCCGCAAAATGGTGCATAAGACCTTCAACAGTACCCAAACCAGCCTGCAAAGGCTTTGGAGTACGGTAATACTTTTCCCAATTTTCTTTACGGTCACCCTCAAGAATGGCTACTTTTTCAGCACGTTCTCTGGCGTACTCACGACGAACTCCCTCTAAATGCTCGTAACCTTCATTCAACGCTTTGCGAAGAGTGTTCAGGGATTTGTCTTTAGACGTACCAGAAGCACTCAGGGCAAAGACGATGGCGTTAGTCGGGACTAAGGTGCCATCGTAAAGACGAATAGGCTTACGAAGATGTGAGGTAAACGTGATCAACTCAGACAGCACAATAGCCAGTTTCAGTTTAAAGGGAATCTCACCAGATATGGTGTCGATACCCTTCTGAACTATGTCAGGATACGAAGGCAAATCCTTCGTCCGTTCCTTAACATATTGTTGTAAGAGTTCTTTGGTTTCCATTACGCACCTACGGCTTTAGTGATTGATTCAAAGAATGCAATCTCATCAAACTGATTGCCTATGTTCATAGCTGTTGAGAGCGTTACAGGATGACCATAACCACCGGTAAGCATACCACCGTAGTGGGTTTCCAAAATGGCAAAGTAAAACTTACGGAGTAAGCGCTCATTTATCACTGAGGACATGGTAGATACTGATTTTTGCTCTTTATGCGAAAACAGAGGTATCGTAGAGAAGAAATTGCTGGGCGTTCCCATAGAACACCCACGAATTGGAAGTACTAGCGTTATTTTAATAAAAATATGCTGTCTTTCCAACTCTTCAATTGTTGCCAGCAGCTTTGCTGTGTTATCCCGGACACGATCATTAGGAATGTCCCAAGGGTAGCTGATGCTTATGTAGAGCTCATAAAAGAAATCTACATACTGCTGAGTAGGTACAATAGCGCAGTCAGGCTCACCAGAGGTGAACTTTCCTACGTCTATACCGACGACAACGCCGTCAGTTGCGTACTTAAACTCCTCATACACTTCTTGGGTAATTAACCCACGCTTGTGTAGGTTAGAGCGCACCAAGTTTCTAATTGATGCCTGCTCAGATTCAGGGAAGTCAGTGACACCACGAACAAGCTTGTCGAGTGCTGATTTATAGGACAAACCGCACTTGTCATCTTCTATCTGCTTTAGCTGAGAAACCGTAGACTTGAAATGGCTCAAGTTGCGAAATTCCATGAGGTCAAACTTTTCAACCATCTCTGATGTCCAAGATTTTGGAAAGATGCTGGGCAAAGGTCTGTCCATATTATAGTTTTCAAATACCATCTTTAACCTCCTTAAGGTCTAGTTGGCACACTGCTAAGCTGAAATGGTTATTTCTTCCCATTCAGTATCGTTTTCACTGTTCAGCAGATGCAATAAGTCTGCCATAGTTTCACAATCGCTTTGGCTTGTGTGCCTAGGCATTGTTTTCAGTTTTTCTTTGTACTTTTTGAGGATAAAATCTTCATGGCCAGTTAGCTTTTCCAAGTAACCTGCCAAAAGACCCAATTCTTTTCGTTTTTGGAACCTCAAGCTGTCACGCATTGACAGAACTATTCCAGAATTTGTTTCAGTCAAGGCTTCTCGTAGCGCAGTCATATTGGCGTAAGTGTCTGAGTCCACTAGAGATTTCTCCAGCTCCTCGTCTCGAGGTATGACGATTTCATCGAATCTGTCCAGGGTAGCTGCGTCAAGTTTCGCACGACCAGTGTAATGAGCGTGCAAGTGAGCTGGGTTAGAAGATCCCATCAAACGAAAATTCGGGTGTAACTCCACGATTTTGTCAGGAAATGATACGAAACCATTCTCAATGGTATTCAACGACAAAAGAACGTTAGGGTCACCCGCATCCATTTCATCGAGAAGGTACATACCGCCCTCCTCAACAGCCCTACGAAGCAAAGATGGTACATACGCACCACTTACGTTCATAAAGCCCATAAGATACGACAGAGTGGTCTGACGGGTCATAGACACGCTGTAGAAAGGTAGATCAAGTTCTTTGGCAACCTGTATAGCCAGGGTAGTTTTACCACTGCCTTTCTCTCCAGTAAGTAAAACCGGGATGCCAGCCTTAACAAGCGTTAGGCATTCCTGAAACTTATTATGTCTCACAGGTGAACCTCCTTACGCAGGTGGGTTAGCAAAAGTTTTGAATGAAATTATGTGTTCTTTATCGCCAGTTAAAAACCCAAAATAAGCGCATGCAGAATGCAGCTCTTCAGAACTGGTGACGATAACTTGTGTGGCACCTGTACCGTTTCCAAAAGTTAGAAAATTCTTCAGATTACTGCACAAGGCAGGCATGTGCATTATCACCTTATCTACTGGCAGATCTGTGTAGTCAGGTAGGAATGGCTTATCATGCACGACTGACAGGAACAGCAATCGCTCTTTTACTGACAGCTCATCCATTTCTTTTGGGAAATGCTCCCAAAATTGGTTATCTGTGTAACTCGCCATTTTTGTAAATAGCTCAATATTTTTATGAGGAATGGCGTGTTTATTGAAATGCTCTAACACTAAAGTTCTGTACAGCCCTTCAGTGTTGGACATCTGAGGAATGCCAACAGCTACTGATCTAACCTTTGCAATACCCTCTTCAAGAATTGCATTAAAAATAGACGCTAATAGATGCTCAGGTACACCTTTTCCCCTTGTAATTAAGGTCTTGTAAATGTGTAGAGGTGAAGAACTCACCACAATGAACGGTAAGAATTTATTAGCCATGGGAACACCTTAAGGAAAAAACTCCCCCTAATAGGGGAGTTGCACAAGAACAAACGATTAGATGTAGCTAAATTCCACACCTGAATCGATGTTGGTGAAATATGCGTCTGTAGCGATTAACTCTTCGATACGCTTGTTGATATTTACCGCAGGATTGTTGGTAACATCTTCAACAGCTTCTGCTTTGATGTAAGCAACACGGCCCTTAAGAATGTTGACTCGAGAGTCTGCTTCAAGCATATCAAATGGCATAACGCCATGAGGTGTGTTTACAGCAGGGACTTCAACCTTAACACTGGTGTTACCGTATGATTCACGGGCTCCAGCGACAGTTTCTGCCACAGCTGCAAGTTTTTCTTCATCTGACATTTTTTCATTATTCAGTACTTTGGTAATTGACATGATCGTGCCTCTTTCATTTTGGTTAATAAAGTGCAGTTGCGTTAAGCAAGTTAACTCCTGCACGACTTGCTGCCACATAGTAGCAACGGTACGCTACTAGGTCGTCGTGGTTCCTTACACCACCGTTCTCTCTTATTTTTGCAATACGAGTATTTAAGTCGTCAGATATTAAAACGGTTTCAAATTCTAAACCTTTTGAGGTGAACACGGTAGCGATAGTATAGTTTAAGTCAACATTCGACTCTTTTGCCTTTTTGTATAGGCTGAAGATATTAATGCCTTTCCTTTGGAAGTTGAGCAAAAGCTGAACAGCGTTAACTGTTTCTTGGTCATCAAAATGATCAAGCAAGTGCTGAAAATACGAATAGCCCCGCCGTCTATTGTTGTTCCAATTTTTGTACTCGTCTTCTAAGTGCTTAAACTTTTTTTGGTAAACAGCTTTGCCGGCACTTGCCGATGTAACTGCCAAGGGGCAGGCAAAGATTTCAGATATTTTTCGTAAAAGCTGGAATCCTTTCTTTCTGTCCAAGCAATCCTGAATATGCGCCACAATTGACGCATTGGTGCTTGTGCACACAAGAGTTTTCCCATTTCTTACCGGTTCATCTGTACCGACAAACTTGAATGTGTCGTCAGCATCCAATTTCATAAATTTTTCAATACGGCCAGCGATCTCTTCACTGCATCTAAACGATTGCGTTAAGTGAAATAGATCAGCGTCCTTTAACAATTCAAATCCATTAACAAGATGTAGAAAATCGTAAATAGCTTGGTGAGTTTCACCCAGGCCAAGCTTCTTCGGAGCATCTATTAGCTTAAATATCTCCAGAGCTACGGCAGTGGTGTCGTTGATTTCATCCAGGATAACCAAGTCGTACTTGCAGGTGACCGTGCCTTCATGCAGCATCAAGTGAAAATACTTGAGCAAGAAATTGAATGTTGGGTCCAATTCCTTATTGGCCATCTTTTCGATGTACTTAACAGAGAGCTCGGCAAGCATTTTTTCGTGGTCTTCACCCTCGAAGTGCTCTTCCATAAATTCGTAAGCGTTCACAGAGTCGGAGACAAAGAAGCGGTTAATACCGGTAATTATCAGGTATTTCAGGTTATAGCTGATGTCCTCTTCGATGCAGCCATAGGAAATATCGCTAATACTACCTTTAGGTCTGACGTAGCTATACGCCAAAGCGTGCAACGTTTTGCACTCAGTACTTGTGCCTCTGAATCGGGATTCCCCCTCTTGCACAATCGCTTTGTTGAATGCTGTGTACAGGCACCGTTTAGGTTTCAATTCTTCAACCACCCGTCTCGATAACCAAGACTTACCAGTACCAGCCCCGGCGCTTACCAAGGTAATACCTGTGTTTTCTGGGTTCATAAGGTGGCTAAGAACATCATGTTGTTCGGGAGTGTAGGTAATCATATTAGTTTCCAAAAGTTAGGGCCCATTGTGACCAGAAGAGGGCCAGCCTTCCGAGAACCTAGAGTTGGCCTAGGGGGTCAGTTGACCTTATTCTGAATCAATGTAGTTTTTGATGGTGTCACAGTGACAGCGCTGCGGAGCACAGTGGCATCCAATAGTGATGTCCCGCTCAGCGGCGGCTTGGCAGATGGTATCTAAGTACTCCAGGAAGCCTACCGGGGCGTAGTCCGGGTTAAGGCACGTTGCGAAATGCTCTTCGTAAAGATCACAAACACGGTTTCGCTCAGCCTTTGAGAAGTTCTTCATGTTGAAAGGATTCCCTAACGGGGAGGTTCTATCACACACGAAATCCACTGGGCTGGATGACAGCCGTAGATTTACCACTTTTACAGTCATGGACCCTCCTTAAAATTGGATAGTTTTTCCGTTATGCGGTCAATCTCATTGTCCTGCTTGATCAGCAGATCTAGGGCTTTATCAAGAACTTTGTGAACTTTGATCAGCTCGTCTTGTTGAGACTGTATTGTTTTACGATAAGCTTCTTCAGCCTTAAAATGCTTTACGGCATCAGCTGTAATCATAATAACTACTAGGATAAGACCAATACCTATTAGCATTACCATATTTGGTTCAGACATCGCCTTTCTCCTCAGTCTTAGTTGTTTTTTTGACGGTCTTTAAGCTCGTCATCCCATGCTGAATAAACAACAAATACAAGCGAAATAACAATCAGCATTGTAACTAGTATTTCTATGGCTTCATTCTCAGTCACGGCAGCTCTCCTCCAACACGCTTGTCGCTAATTTTCATCTGCAACTCACGGTCATGGACACCATCCTCCCAGCCAGAAATCCAATAGTCTTCTTCATCGCTTTCTCTAGGATATGGGCTTGCAACTATATCAGAACTGCCGAAACCGGTTTGGTAACCTAGGTCGTAGGCCAGGTCAGCTATGTCTTTCATTCTTCCCATCGTAAATTTCCTCTAGTAAATTTTCCTATAAAACGCCAGTAGGGAGTCCACCGTAGCAGTTGATAGCAATTTATCGATGGGTAGTCCCTACCAGCGAAACTGTGGAGATAGTTTAACCGCTCGTTGTTCCTTGCGTTTTCCATAGCGAAGTGTCGCATTAATTACTTTGTTCTGGGCCTGAGTCAATATGTTGGAGACTTCTTTGAAGCACTCCAAGTCAATATCTAGCTCATCTGCTTGATGCACGGTATAAAGATCGTGTTCCAGGTAATAAAGCTGAGAAACCATAGCGGTCATCGAGTACGAGACGTTGTAACAAGGATTGTTGTTTAGATCGACCTTTTCGCTTCTGTGGTCAGTAGCTTTTTTAAGCGCGTCTACCAGCACTCTCTCCAGTGCTGAAGTGCTATAAGTAGTTTCAACAACACGAATCAGCTCTTCCGCAGTCATGTTTCTCAAAATGGCGTCGCTTTTGTCACTCATAAATTACCTTTAACCCATGGCGGAACCCGCATGTTCTTATGGTACGGGTCACCATTTTCTAGTTGATGGATTCGCTCCTCACAGACGTGACGAATCTTTTTGTAATCCTGGATTCTGGCGCCTAGCGGAGTGAGGTTGTCTTCGTTCTTGACTCTAAGCACGCGCTTAATTATATCCGCGTCCCAAGGGTTAAGACTGAACGCTGCCCAAATGTCCCAGGGCTGAATGCTACGAGACGCATAATCACTCGCACCAACATTAGTTGTTCGGTGCTCAGGGCTAGGCACAGCCTCAGCAGGCGCCGGGCCACTTTCCATATCCCTTACTTTGCAGATAAGGGCGTCCAAGGCATCTTCAGTAACGTTATAAACGCTTTTAGCAGCCATAGCCCCTAGCTTATCAACTCCGAGCTTCTCTCGAAGGTAGATGTAAGCTTGGGCCTGTTCGGCATTCATTTTTAGAAGATTTCTGTTCTTGATTTCAACAGCAAGAATATCTTGCTGAAGCTTTTTTATTCTGATTGCTTCTTCTGTCAATACACTATCTGTTTCATAGGCGTAAATAATACCGGTGATAAGATCCTTAGCATCGAGTATCTGCACAACACCGCCTTCCTCTTTATCCCTCAAGGCAAGAGAAAGTAAATCCTGTAGCTTATTGAGTTTTTCAAGTGGTACGCTTACAGTTTCCATAAAACCTCCGATTAGCCGAAGTAACGACTTACCTCTTCCATAGTTTCCCGTAACGCATCAGCGTCGCTGAGCATTATCTGATCTCTTATAGACACAGCTTTATCAACCAACAGCTTTACTTTTTCAGCTTCTTCTTGGCTGTAAACAGTAACTTTCGGTGATACATAGTAGGATCTTTTAACACCAGGAGCGCTAATAAGTTTTTTGACATCTACGACAATGGCTTCACCGGCCAGGTACTCTTCGTGCCGATCCTCAACAGCTATCAGTGTTTGGCGTATTTCAAGGCATACGTCTCTAAGGTTGGCTTTTTCTAGCTTAAGTGAGCTGGAAACAGCAGCCATGATAGTTCCAGTACTAACATTAACGTTGTCTAAAATGCGCTTACGTTTATTGTCAGATTCAGAAACAACCCTTGAAAGGTTAATCTCGGCAGCTTCTTGAAGACGTGCCAAAGCATAATTGCGTTGTGTTTGATTTACTTTTTGAATAGCCATCAGGATTTCCTCGCGTTGCTTTTTTCTCTATAAGTTAGAAATGTGGTGTGCCCAGTAGGTACAATTGTTGGTTCATTGGTTTTTAACCACTCTTCAACGTCTTTAGACACCTGACGCTGAATTTTCTTGTACCCATTTTCGTACTTATCAGATTGAAGATTGTTAATAGTTTGAGTCATAAGAAGTCTTCCTTATTTGGTTCATCGACTACCTCTTCCACACGGAAGGCTGTAGACGCAGTAATGTGATGGCGGGAACCCCAGACCGTATACCTGGTTGGGGGCTCTCCTTCTTCAATTTCTTTGAACAGCGGAGAATGCCCAACGAACACAATATCCATCTGCATATCATGGTTAGATATGCGAGTAGGTGTGAACTCCAATTGCTGAAGCATTTCTTCGATGTTTTCTCGATCAGCAACTATGGTGTTAACTCTGAATGTACCGAATCTGTGTTTGCTCATGGTTACTCCGTTTAAGCTCTGTCCCACTTTTCCTTGCTGATACGGTCTTTGGGCGTTGCAATCCAAACAAAAGCTACTTGCTTATCGTTGGGGCCAAGCCGTCCAAGCAATTCTTTGCGGTACTCCGCGTAGATTTCTATGAAGTCATTGAGAAGCATTGGTTCTTCAGCTCTCATATCAATTAAATGAGGGTCTTGGAGCTCACCCTTCACATTGGTGTAGTGCAACTCCAAGTCTACCCTCCACTGCCGGGGTATTGCCACAGCTCGAGCTGTCAAATAAGACAGAAACTCTTCGCGGTTACCCTTCGGCATGAGCTGTTGTTTCCAGACCTTCTCAACGTTATCAGGCACAGGCCTAATCCAGAATGCGGAATAGACCCCACTGTCGTCCGCAGCCTCTTTCCAGCGACTATCAGACACCAGACCTATATCTAGTGCCAATTGGTTTAAACGCTTCATCTGGGACTTTGTGAGGCTTCCATGAAGGCTTTTCATAGGCTTCCCCTTACTCAGGCAGTACGTTTTCCAAGAACTTCTGGATTGACGATTGGAGATGGTTACGATGACCAGTCTCCAAGACAACAAGCCCATAGTTTTTGAGCACAGCTTCAAAAGTTTTGCTCAGTTCAAGTGGCAACGCAAACCTGTAAAATACAAAGTTCGGGTCACGGCTTGCAGCAGCATATCCTTTATTTGCATACTGTCCCCGGTAGATTTTTATAAAGCTCTTAATGGATATGCGACGCTTTATACTGGATAAGCCAAATTCAAACGAGGGATAGGACATCGCGTTAAGAATTTCAGTACATTCCTCTTCTGTGTAACTATATTTCTCTACATAGCCAGCAGAGGTGATAAGACGCCAAATGTAGCTAGGAGACAGGTCGACTTCTTTTTCACAGAAGTTGGTCCAAGATCCGTAGGAAGTATGTTTCCAGACATACATGCGTTTAACTTGATAAAGCTTTTTAGCTAGAGCGAAGGTGCTTTTTGCTTTTTCTTGCAGCAGCCGCTTAATCTCAGCTACTGCCTGCGGTAGTGTTTCTTTGGGATTCATAATTTTCTCCAGTTAGTAATCACCGTTCCAGTTGTACAAGACACCATTTTCAGGTGCTATCTCTACAGCCCTGACGGCTGTAAATTCTTCTTCATCAACTTGGGGTCTTAAGGCTTCAATAGCCTCTTCGGCAGTAGGTGCCATAACAATAGCTCTGCCACCGAGATGAGAGCCCCAGTAGTTAATTCTCCAAAATTTGTTCATATCAGTACCACGCTGAGTAGGACACTATCGCCCCACTGCTGATTGCTTCTCTAGCTCTCTTAACAGCTGATTCCACTTCGTCAACGTCTTCGGGGCAGTGTTCACCAAAGAAAAAGCCTTTAGTGTTAATAAACACACTTGTACCTTTTCGAGCTCTCTCGATTTCGGTAGAAAGACTGTCCAAGATGTCACTAGAAATGAATAGCTGAGTACAGTTGAACCCTTCATCGTACCCTTCAGTTCCTGAGAATGTGTTGGCGTACTCGTTAGCCATAAATCCATGAAGAAACGGCACTTTTCTGTGGTAACCGAGTTCAGTCCTCATCACCAATTTGTTGTAAACCAGATTGTGTATAATCTCCTGGTTTTCAGTAAAAATACCCAGCACTTCTGGGTGGATTTTAGCTGCTTCAAACACAGCAGTACCTTCATCATGCTCACTAAGTTCAGGTTCGGCGGAATACGCAAACCAATTTTGATCTAGTCCCACGGTAGCTCCTCGGCCGATGGCCTAATTAAGTTGTAGTCGAATCAAGGTATAGAGCCCTTTTCTGTTGCCGGGCAGGGCTAGACCCCTTAGCTTTAAGCGGCTTTAAACGCTTCGAGCATATTGACCATGTCATCTTCCGATGCCACGTCGGCAAACGAGTCGTTATACTCGGCCTCCAACAGGTCAGCTGCTTCAAGCGCAGACGCTTTTATCAAGGATTCAACGTACCATTGCTGGCCGTCTAGGTAGTCCTTGACGTCGCCCTTCTCATCAAGGGCTTTGGCGGTTGCCAGGTCGACAACGATTTTGTCAATCGCATCTTCTGGCATATCTGGGGTAATCCCCAAATCTTTGATGCGGGCTAACTTGCGCTTAGTGCGCTTGAAAGCTACCGCTAATACTTGCTGATTTTTGTCCATGATTTTCTCCTCAGTAGACAGGTTTAGATAACAGCGATATTGCCGTTATTCGCAAAAACGAGCGCATGCGAGCAAGTAAGAATGTCGAATCGGGTGTGACGAAATCGTCCTTGATTGGGCCTAAAAAGGCCATCCACACCCGCGAACTACGGTTCACTCCGTACCAAAGCTCAAACCACCAAAACGGTGGTGTAAAGAGCAGTACAGAGTGATTGCCGTAATTCTATGCGGGAAGTAGATCTAGTGAATAACAGCCTACCGCCAAGATGTTACGGAAGCAGGAAGTTAACTGACTGTGAAGTCAGGTCAGGTGCATTACCAACACGGAATGTTGGAGCAGTTGCCGGAACCTTAAGATTTGCAGCGATCTGATCAAGAGCATCCTGATAAAGATTCTTGCTCTGAAGATCCGAGAAGAACTTCTGGCACACTTGAACGATCTCACCAAACTGATCAGGACGCACAATGTAATCATCATGCTTGACCAGTATCTCCTCACCCTTAAGCAGCTGGTGCTGCACAATACGGCGCAACAGAGTTGCATCCAGACTGTGAGTGATGTTGGCAAACAAACCATAAGTCTTAACAGAGACACCTTTAGGACTTTCAGGTGTAACGTTATCCTTGCCATAAATAGCATACCCAGACTTATCCTCCGCATAAGGCATGGTAGCTATAATGTTATAGTACTTGAAAGGCACTGGGTCCTTCTTAGAGCTGTTTTGCCATCCAGGCATAGCAACACATACCGAGAACGGAGTTCTCTCCATAGTCGACTGGTGGAAGGCTGTATGGCCATCCAAAGTCTTCCATTTAAGAATGTTCTGGTAGTTGTTGACAACCTTACGACCCCATTGGGTAATAGATTGAATATTGTCGATCTCATAGCCATAGGTAGCTATAAGGTGATCATCAACATACTCTTCAGTGCAGAACTCCTCTGCAACACCAACTTCAAGCATTTTCTTAGCTATCGTTGAGTACCCAGCTCCGTGGAAC